GAAACCACCATCGTAATTAGGAGACAGAAGGAAAGCACAGCAACCGCAACAAAAGAGAGGAGAATAACCATGACACAGGAAACCACCATCGTAATCAGGAAGAACCTCATCAGCTACAAATGGGAAGCCACCGTTGGACCGGTACCCAAGGACGTAGTTTACTCCAGCGCCCGCCCAATAATCACCGTTTGCCAGGACCTGAACGAGTTCTTCGCTCTTTTTGAAAAAAACTGGGCGAAGATAGAGAAAGACGGAGCAACCGATGACCTGCTCAGCCAGCACAATTCCGGCAAGATCTACACCTACAAGGACATCGTAGTTATCATGGCGGGCGACGGGATCGAAGGCACAACGACGGGCAACAGCAACGAAGACCAGAAGCCATTCTGGAGCCAGAAAGCAATCTGGAAACACAAAGCCATCCCCTTCGGCGAAAGCGACGTAGCAGCGCTGACGCTGACCGGATGCCACAACGGCCAAATCACGGCCAGCATCCTCCGCATGGGCGAAGATGGCTGCTACACCGCGTATGTTTTCGAGGCAGAAGAAGAGGCGCCGGTCGGCCTCGAACTCGCCCACACATTCAACGACTGGGCAAAGGTCTACGATGACCAGGGACTTGCCGTAAAAATCAGCGGACCCGTAGATGTATATGCGAACAACTCAGGCGGCATCGTTCTTGCGAAAAAGGATGCAGAAACCAGGATAAAGGTCATACCGCGCTAAGCCAGCGCAGCCAAAGAACAGCGCCGCCCCTTCGGGGGCGGCAACTCGACTTTGTGCAGGAGGCAGCCATGACAGAAATCCCCATCGCCCGTCTACGGGGTGCGCCCCGTGCCCATCGGAAAAATCAGGCCAAACGAATACAATCCCAACAGCGTGGCGCCGCCGGAAATGCGCCTGCTCTACGACAGCATAAAATGCGACGGATACACCATGCCCATCGTGTGCTTCTACGATGCAGAGGCCGACATGTACGACATCGTGGACGGCTTCCACCGATATCGCATCATGCTGGACAACAAAGACATCTACGACCGCGAAGGAGGATGCATCCCCGTCAGCGTGGTCGACAAGCCCATCGACGAGCGCATGGCATCCACAATCCGCCACAACCGGGCCAGGGGATCCCATGACGTGGACCTGATGGGCAACATCATCGCAGAGCTGCACAAGATCGGCAGGTCGGACGCCTGGATCGCCAAACACCTGGGCATGGACCAGGACGAGATCCTGCGGTTGAAACAGATCACCGGCCTCGCCGAATTGTTCAAGGACCAGGAATTTTCCCGGGCATGGATCCCGGCAGAAGCGGAGGTATAAACATGGCCATGATCACGCTGAAAGAATACGCGCTGCGCCTGGGCAAAAACCCTGACGTGGTGCGGCAAAAAGCCCTGCGGGGCACGCTGAAAACCGCTCAGAAGCTTGGACGCGACTGGTTCATAGATGAAAATGAACCCTATGTAGACCGCCGCATAACATCAGGAAAATACGTAGGGCAAAGAAAGAAAAAAGAATAAGCAAAAGGGCCGGGGCACATAAGCCCCGGCCTTCTTCATGCAAAATAGCCCGCCTTGAATCGCCGTCCTGGGGAAACTCCACCACGCCCTGGTCAAGCGCGGTTTCTAAAACCAGAAAGGCGACAGGCGGGCGGGCCCGAGCGAAAGGAGGTCGCGTGCCGGATATACTGCGCATATCTGGCACACTATTGTTTCTCGCGCCCTGGGGTCATGCCCCGTATCGGGCCAGCGTCAGGCCCTGTCAATCTTCGAGAATGTCAGCTCGTAGCTGCCGTATGCCGCCAGCGCCACTACAAAGGCGTTAACGACCGCCAGCGCGGCCTTCTCCAATGTCAATCCGTCTACGAAATATTGTGCCACCAACATGATGGCGAGCGCGATAAAGTACACCAAAAGCCGGGTGGGTATCTTCCAAACCATGTCCAAGGGCACCTTCAAAAACTGCACAATCAGCAGCGTCGCTGCCGTTGCCCCTGCCACCGTAGCCAAGTAAATCCAGCTGTACGCCCCGTCAGGGGGCTTTTCTTCTGCGGTACTCACCGCCTCCGGGATGTCTGCTACCGCCACCCAACCCACATCCTCCGCCTGCGCCCACATGGGCAGCATGAACAGGACTGAAACCGCCAGCACCATCAAGAGCAGTACCACCAAGAACACCGTCAATGAAGCCTTCATAATTTCTCCCCTCTCTCTTATTTGTCGGCCAGAAACTCGTCCATCTGCTTCTTGGCCTTCTTCAGTTCTTCCGTGCCGTTGCCATGTATAAGGTGGTCCGCTATCAATAACGCCAATAAGCATATGTTCTTTTGGTATTCTTTGGTTTGCTCGATGGCATTTTCTACTTCGTCGACCCTCTGATCCCGCTTCTCGCCGCGTTTGGCCAACTCATCAAGACTGGATGCCAATTCGTTCAGGTTTGACGTCAAATCGCTTATCGGCTTCGTGGCCTTCTGAACCAGCTTGCCGATGTAGCTGAACCCGGCCCCGATCACCCCAATCGCCGCGAACAGCAGAAGGATCCACTGCACCCATCCCGGGAGCATTGCATTAGTAACTTGCTCCATCGCCATCACACCTTCCTCGTCCTATCCCTCCGGCACTTCCTTGGCCTGCTCCATCGGTATCCAGCCGTCGCCGTGCTCCGACCGAATAGCGTACCAGCCCTCAACATCCGCATCACGCCGCATCAGGTACGTCCCCCGCGCCAGCACGCCCAGTGCTTTGGCGCTTTTCTTCGGCTCTGCCCGCACCACGCAGTCGGTCGGGTTCAGCATCTTGACCTGCAAGACGCCAAGGTACGTATCCTCCAAGTACTTCCGCCCGGTCAAGCTCTCCAGCACCCCGGGCCTGCACACCCGGTTAAGGTCTGCACGTATCGACAGCCCGGCGATTCTGTTGTGCGGCTTGGTGTTCCCGAAACTGGTGTACTGATGCAGCTCGCATTTGATGCCGGGAATCCGCCGCAGATAGCCGTCGTTCTTGCCCCAGTCGGCAATCCATAGAACATCAAACAAATCCTTGATGCGCCAAAGGCTGTTATTAAACCGCACCCGGCCGCAATACAGGCCAACCTTCTGCGCGCCTAAGTCCCGCAGCTTCAGCACCAGCGTCTTGACCATTATCCGGCGTTCCTTGGGCTTCAGTGTGTTGTTCTTGATGGCTTCGACGTCCACAAAATACGCGGTGGGCTTGAACCCCCTGCAGGTGTTCCACAACAGCACCGCCTCGTTTTGCGCCGCCACCACACTCTGGGCGGTGGTGAAAACGTACACGCCATACGGGATGCCGAACTTCTCCATGCGCTGGGCGTAGATTTCAAACTTCTTGTCTACTTTCGTCCCTTCGACCGCCCGCGCGATGACGTAGTCGACGCTGTCTTTCAACTGGTCGAAAACTATCTTGCCGTCGTTATCGCTGATGTCCACGATATACCCATGTACCGGATACCCTTCGGGTTCAGGCTCCGTTTCCTCCGGCTCCCCGGCCTCTTCCTCCGTATCCACCGCCAGCTTGGCCCAGGTCAAGGGCCCGCAGATGCCGTCCACTTCCAGCCCGGCGGCCCTTTGGAACTGCTTAAGCGCTGTAAGCGTTTCGGCTCCAAAGTCCCCGTCAACGCCGTACTTGGGCAGGGCCTTCTCGTCGCGAATCAGCAGATACCGCTGCATTTCCTTCACATACTCGCCTTTAGCGCCCTTGTACAGGGTGGGGCGCTTGGCAGGCTGGGGCGTCGGCATCGTCTCCCCGCCCGGCAGCGGCTTCACGTCCTTCTCCGGCTCCGCCTTGGGTCCGTCGTTCAGGACCACCACGGTATGCCCCTTGCTTCGCGTAACCAGCACATCACCCTTCTTCAGGTAATCGCTCCGGGCCGTGTACTTCGATTCCGTCAGCTTCTCAAACCACCCCGCTTCCAGCAGGGCCGCTGCCTGGTTGCCCGTCGTGAAATTCCTCACTGTCTCCTTGATGCCGCACTTCGCGAACCCATACAGCACGCACACCCGCACCAGGGCGCTGCAGTCTGTCTCGCAGGGCGTCGTCGCCTTCGCCGGGTCGAACCCCTTGTCCTTCACCTGATCGTACAGCGTCAGCCGCTGGTACTGGTCATAGCCGATTTTGTTGTTGGCGCACGCCGCCTGCATGGCGTCGGCGATATAGCCCCGCAACACCGGGTTCCTCGCCCGCAGCACCACCCAGCCCTTGCTGTGCTTGTACCAGCTCTGCGTGGCCACCTCGCCGCCCCC